GGACAACGCATCTCTCCGCGTATTATCCTGTTTTATTGGATCGCGCGTTTGCGTGGCCTGTCGTATCGAATGGAGTTCTAGTGGGCGGCAGTGGATCTGGCCGAAGGCCGAAGCCAACCGAACAGAAGCAGCGTCTGGGAAATCCCGGCAAGCGCAAACTTGCGCAGGCTGAAGTCATCGCGTTGCCTGTCGGCTCGCCTGTTCTCGAAGCGTGGCGGCCATTGGGCGACGCTGGCTCTGCTCTCTGGACTCGGATCTGGACTTCAGGCGCGGCGTGGCTCAAGCCAGCGATCGATGGTGAGTTGGCATTGATGGTCTGTGAGATGACTGATGAACGCGTGCGCTTACGCGCGCAGGTGTTTCGTTCAGCAGACGACTGGCGCTCGCGTCGTGGCCTGCGTGAACTTGATCGGCAGATCGCATCGTTGCTGGGGCAGTTGGGATTCTCACCAACCGACCGCGCGACGCTCGGAGTAGGGGAAGTTAGGAACCATGAATTCGCAGAACTACACAGGAAGATCGCCGCGCGTCGATCGGCTGCTTCCGAGTAAGGCGTGGGCTCCAGCGTTCTACACTCCACGCATCTGGAAATCGACAGACGGAATTGACGCAGTCAACTTTGCACGCGACCACTTCGTTGTCACTAAAGGATTCCGCGCAGGGGAGTCGCTTGACTTTCTGGCGTGGCAGCGCTGGCTGTTGGGTTCGCTGTTGGAGCGTCGAGAGAATGCTGCAGGTGAAGCAGGCCGCCTTCGTTATCGTCGTGCACTGATCGGGCTGCCGCGTAAGCAGGGCAAGTCCCTGATCGGATCCACTCTGGGTATCTATGGGATGGTGGCTGGCGAGGCTGGCGCGGAAGTGTACGCGGTTGCTGGCGACCGACAGCAGGCACGAATCATTTTCAACGAAGCGAAGCAACAGGTACAAATGTCGCCGCTACTGATGCAGGAGACGAAGGTGTATCGCGATGTGTTGGAGATGCCGCGTTTCGGATCTATCTTCCGCGTGCTATCGAGTGACTTCAAGGGGCAGGCTGGATTGAATCCGTCTCTCGTGCTGTTCGACGAATTGTGGAACCAGACCACTGATGACTTGTGGGATCAGTTGACTCTTGGATCTGGAGCGCGCGTGGAGCCACTTGTCGTGGCCATCACCACTGCTGGCTATGACTTGGAGACGCCTGCTGGCCGCTTGTATCAACGCGGAAAACGGATCGCTGCTGGCGAGGAAGTTGACGACACCTTTGGATTCTGGTGGTGGGAAGCACCAGAAGGCTGCGACATTCACGATCGTAAAGCGTGGAAGGTTGCCAATCCGAACATCGCAGAGGGGCTAATGGATACCGATGACATGGATGTGGCATCTCGTCAATCTGCCGAGAACAGTTTTCGACGCTGGCGTCTGAATCAGTGGGCGCGCACCAGCGCGGAATCGTGGCTGCCTGCTGGCGCGTGGGATCAATGCGCAAGCGATCTAGATCTGGATTCCGACTTGCCTATCTGGGTAGGTATCGACATGGCAATGAAGCACGACAGCATCGCTGTTGTGACTTGCCAGCCGCAGGATGATCGGCTTGTGCTCCGTTCTAAGATCTGGCGGCCTGCTGACGAGGGTGTTGATGTTGCTGGCGTCGAGGCGTATCTACGCGAATTGCACCGCGACTTTGAAGTGCGCGAGTTCGTATTCGACCCTGCCTACTTCCTACGGTCTGCTGAGGCGTTATCCGATGATGGGTTGCCGATGGTGGAGTTCCCACAGTCAGGTGCACGCATGGTGCCGGCCTGTGGCAACGCGTACGAGTTGATCGTCGCTGGCAAGGTTGCCCATGATGGCTCACCAACTTTCACGGATCATGTGTTGTCTGCCGCGCAGCGTATGAGTGACTCTGGCTGGCGTCTCTCGAAGGGAAAGTCGAAGCGAAAGATAGACGCTTGCATTGCTATGGTGATGGCATTGGATCGCGCGACTTCGAAGCCTAAGGAAGTTATCGCGCCGAGCGTATTGGACATTTGGGGATGAATGAGAAGCAGAAAACAAGACGCCTGACTCGTGATCGCGTGCGCAGTGCATCGTTTATCTTTGCGGAGTTGATCGGCGCTTGTGCGATCACCATTGGAGTTGCACTAGTCTCTGTGCCTGCTGCCTTCATTGTGGGTGGCGTATTGTTGATTATCGGTAGCGAGTTTGCGGCATGAGCATTATCAGAAAAGGAATCGAGAAGCGTGCTCTGCCTGACACGATCGATCCGTATGGCCTAACCGCGCGACCACAGTTTGCTAACTACTCAGGTGAAGTTGTCAACGAATTTACCGCGTTCGCAAACACCGCAGTGATGTCATCGTGCATGCTGATCGCTGATGCTCTGGCCTGTATGCCTCTCGAACTAATCCGCACACGCGTTGGTGGCCGTACCGAGAAAATGCCGACGCCTAGCGTTTATGAAAAGCCAAACGATCACCAGACCATGTTCGAGTTCATTCACGAGGCTGTGCTGACGCTTGCTGTTCATGGCTCTGACTACATCTACGCGCCGCGCGGCAGCGACGGTGTCCCTGTCGAACTAGTCAATCTGCACCCAAATCTGATACGCGATCTGGATGACGATCCTGAGGGATACTCGTACGCGATTGGCAAATATAAATACAAGCGCGAGGATATTCGCGGCGTTCACTGGATCATGCTGCCCAACAGGAAACGCGGCGCGTCTCCTCTCGAAGTCCTGCGTAACACGATCGGTGTTGGACTAGCGATGGATAAATTCCTAGCGCAGTTCTATGGTGATGGCGCTACGCCATCCAGCGTGCTGGAGACTGATGGAACCTTGACGCCTGAACAAGCACGCCAAACACGCGAGACATGGGAGGATTCTCTCTATCGTCGACGCCGGCCTGCAGTACTCAGTGGCGGCCTAAAGTGGCGGCCTGTTGTCACATCTGCTGCCGACTCTCAAATGCTCGAACATCGCGAGGCGATCGTGCGCGATATCGCACGCGCGTACCGCATTCCTCTGCACTTGATCGGCGGTGTTGGTGGCCAGAACGAGACCTACCAGAATGTGGAATCCGCAGGTATCTCCTTCGTTCGCTACACGCTGCTTCCTTGGATGCGACGACTTGAGGATGTTCTCTCTGAAATGCTGCCGCATAATGTCCGTGTCCGATTCAACGCTGACGAGTTCATGCGCGCTGATCTGTCGACGCGTGTTCGCGCACAGCAAGCGCAGATCATGTCTGGCACGCTGACACCAAACGAAGCGCGCAACATCGAGAACCGCGAACCGTACGACGGTGGCGATCAGTTTGTTCTGGGTGTTGCTGGCGCACCGATCGCTGGCGTCTCTGGCGGTGAACTACCGACGCTGGGAACCGATAGTGAGGTTGCAGAATGAAGTCTCAGGCGTATTCAGTGTCGACAACCAGAGTGAAAATTGTCGAGGCTGACAACATCAATCGCACGATCTATTTGCACACTCTGGGCGCAGGTACTGTCTATATCGGTGGCGTTGATGTGACATCATCTAATGGAATGCTCACAGAAAAGAACGCTGTTCCATTTGAGTTTTTCTTGCCAGCAGGCGAGGACTTGTGGGCTGTCACCGCATCAGGTACAGAAAATGTGCGCGTTCTAACACCGAGTCAGGATTAGTGCTGATGCCATTTGGAATTTCACAAACGCAGAGTGATTGCTCAGGTTGGGCAACGGTGAAGCGTGAAGCAGACGGATCTTTCACGACGATCGGCTGTCATGTTTCTAAGCAAGACGCAATCGACCAGATGGTGGTGGTCTCTCTCGCTGAGGACATGGATCCATTGGGCGAAGTTTCCGCGCGTGATCTCATGTACGGAATGGAAGAACCAGAAACGGAATCTGAATCAGAATCGTTGATCGAAATCGACGCGGAGTCTGTTCTCGAAACAATGCAGGAACATCTGCTGTCTCCACGCGACGCTGCTCTCTATGAGGCCTACGAAGAAATCGCAGACAAATTCGGCATGTGGTCTCAGGGTGAGGCGCATTACTTTCCCGAATCGCCGTTCGTGGATCAGGGGATGATCTGTTCTAATTGTTCGCTGTTCGAAGGTGGCCGCCTGTGCGAAGTTGTCGACGGTGACATCGCGCCTCAGGGCATCTGTAAATTGTGGGTAATTCGTGAAGGGCTGCTATCTGAAGTCGACGGAGATGCGCTTGACACGCCGCCTGCCGCGCGAACTAGCGCCGACGCTGTTCCTGTTGCCTTGCGAATGACTGAAGGCACACAGGTCTCTGTGGCCGCCACTGTTGTCTCATCGTCTGTTGAAGTGCGCGAGGCTGTCGATCTCTCTGCTCCATCGTTCATGCGTGCCAATGCGAAGCGCGGATTAGCGCTTCACGAACAGGGGCTCTCTGGCGATGGTCTCAAACCGCAGACCGTTGCTGATGCGCGAAAGATGGCGGCTGGCCAAATCTCCGAGGCGAAGTGGCGAAAGATCGCACCTTGGATCGCGCGGCACATTGTGGATCTGGAAGCGATCGAAGGTGACGAAGTGACGCCGGGTCTGGTAGCGATGTTGCTCTGGGGTGGCGGTTCGAATGTTGCCTCTGCTCGTCGTGCTCAAAGATACGCGGAGCGTGTCGTGGCGCAGTTGGATGCGCGTGGCATAGGATTGCAGTTGAATGATGGCGAGGTTGATATGACTACTGTCGAATGGGTAACGCAGACATTGGATGAGCGACGCTCTGTCGCGTATTCAACGCTGGAAGTTCGAGCAGCATTTGATGGCACAAAGGTTGTCGGATATGCGGCCGTATTTGATTCGCCAAGTGAACCCATGCCATTCGTGGAGTATGTCCGTCGTGGCGCGTTCACTAAGACTTTGAACGATGGCGCTGATGTTCGCTTGCTGATCGACCATGAAGGTGTCCCTCTGGCGCGCACCAAGTCTGGCACTCTGTCTCTCATTGAAGACGAACGCGGTCTCCGTGTTGAGGCTGATCTGGATCCAACTAATCCAGACGCGGCACGCATCATCTCCGCTATGCGACGCGGTGATCTTTCGCAGATGTCATTTGCTTTCCGAACCATTAAGGATTCGTGGAACGCTGACCGTTCTGTTCGCGAATTGCGCGAGGTGCAGTTGTTCGATGTTTCCATCGTGACCTTCCCTGCATATGAGGAGACCGTTGCAGAGTTGCGCGCACAATCTCAGGTGGATAGCATTCCTCGTGCGTCGCGTGCTCGTCTGCTAACCAGCGAGTTACGCATCGCGCAATCAAAATAACGCAGCCGGAACCGAGCCGCCATTGGCACTCTGAGAACCACTGTTTCCCCAAACACAAACACTCAACAAGGAGACCAATCGTGGCCTAATCAGAATCCCTTATCGAAAAGCGCAGCGCATTGCTGGCAGAAGCCGACGCAATCGTTGAAGCAGCAAAGACCGAAGCACGCGATCTCTCGTCTGATGACGAAGCAAAGATCGACGCTGCTCTCACTGAAGTGCGCGAACTTGACGCACAAATCGAGCGCCATAAGGAACTCGAAGCCCGTTCAGCACAGGCTGCTGAATTGCGCGCAGTGAACAACATCCAGCCAGCAATCACCACCGTTGTGAAGTCTGAAGCACGCACCTACGCAGAAAAGTCATCTAACTCATTTTTGGTTGACGCATTCAACGCACAATTTCGTGGCGATGCATCTGCCTCGGAGCGTCTCGCACGCCACATGCAGGAAGAGCGTGTAGAGCGTCGCGATGTCACCAGCGCCAACTTCGCTGGTCTCGTCGTGCCTCAGTACCTCATTGATCTCGCAGCACCATTTGCACGCGCTGGTCGACCTGTCGCTGACGCAGCACGCAAGCACCAACTTCCCGACGCAGGTCTCACCTTGTCGATCTCGAAGGTCACCACTGGATCATCTGTTGATACGCAGACCGAAGGTTCATCTGTTTCCGAGACAAACATGGATGACACCAAGTTGGACATCTCTGTTGTCACGATCGCTGGCCAGCAGACAGTTTCTCGTCAGGCACTCGAGCGTGGCACAGGCGTTGACATGATCGTCATGGGCGACTTGATCTCTGCCTACCACACCAAGTTGGACAGCAATCTCGTAGCAGAGTTGCTTTCGTCTGCAGGTCAATCAGTGACCTACACCGATGCATCACCATCTGTTGCTGAGATCTATCCAAAGTTGGCCGACGCAATTCAGAAAGTGCAGACCACTTTCTTCGCCGGCCCCAACGCGATCATCATGCATCCTCGCCGCTTGGCATTCTTCCTTGCGTCGCTTGACACAACGAACCGACCACTCGTCGTTCCTGCACAGCGTTCATTCAACGGCGCAGGCGCAGGCGCAGGCGCACCTGTGTATGGCAACAGCGGCTACGAGATCATGGGTCTCCCAATCATCACCGACGCGAATGTGTCAACCGCACAGGGCGCTGGAACAAACGAAGACACCATTTTCATTGGCAACCTGCAGGAACTTCACCTGTGGGAACAAGGCAACGGTGAACCGATGTACCTTCGCTTCGATCAGCCAAAGGCAGCAGAACTTGACATTCTCGCAGTCGTCTATGGCTACGCCGCGTACACCGCTAATCGCTACGCTAACGCGTGGGCAAAGATTGGCGGCACAGGCTTGGTAACACCGACCTTCTAATCACTCTGATGTGAGATGATGGGGTGGGGTCTTTCTGGCCTCACCTCATCTTTCGCATTGAGGAGGACTTATGAATCAATCAATCGTTGACGCTCTACTCGTGGAGCGTGCTGGCTATGTTCGTCGTGGCCGTAAAGATCGGATCGCACAGGTTGACGCGCAGTTAGCGTTGTATGGCGTTGCTGTTGGTGACGCGCCTGTCGAGACTGCCGACTCTGAAATCGTCACTGAAAAGGCGACCAGCAAATCTGCACCGCGCAAGCGCAAGGTCTAAATCATGGCGATCACGAATGGCTACGCAACACTCGCAGAGGTGAAGGCCGCGCTTCGCATCTCTGACTCTGTGGATGACACTCTGTTGGAGAAAGCGATCGAGGGCGCGTCTCGTCGTATCGATGGATACTGTGGGCGTTTCTTTTACCAGAAAGCAGCGACCGTTCGTTTCTTTCCTGTGCACGAGTTCAAGTGCGCTATTCCTGATCTGGCGTCATCGACGCTCACGCTGTCAACGGATAATTCTGGCGATGGCACTTTCTCGACTGTCTGGACTGCAGGTCAGTATCAATTGGAACCGTTAGATGTCGTTCTTCAAGGTAGGCCGTATCGCTCGATCATCGCGATCGGTAGCGAGACTTTCCCTCTGTATACGGTTCCTGCTCAGGCGTCTGTTCAGGTGCAGGGCACTTGGGGCTGGCCAGCCATACCGCACGATGTGCGCGAGGCTTGTGTCCTGCTGTCCATTCGACAGTTCGCTCGCTACAACGCGGCGCTCGGTGT